AGGGCCCAATGGTGGTCCTATACAGCCACTGGGGACAGACTGAGTGGCAGCGAGACCTTGCCATGGCTCTGCAGCACGCTAAGCCTCGCCTAGGGGATTCATCCTATGGCACCCGTATGATTATTAGTTATCTTATGCAAGATAGCATTCTAGAGGAGACAGGGTTTGGTATCTATGCTATTAGTAATGATGGCTATGACCTAGGAGAACAGACCGTGCTCATCGACTTCACTACTAATACTGTTACTGATAATGTTTCAGTCAACTTCGATAAATTTGTGGCTGCTTACTCGCCACTTCCTGTCTAGGCTGAGGGGTCTACCTAGACAAACTAAATAAAGAGACAGGGGCGCTGGAGGGGTCTTGCGCTTCTGTCCTCTTTTTGGTACAATAGACATGAGGGAGAACTATGCCACGCAGAATCACAGATGAGGAAAAGGTAGCGATTAAATTAGGAAACATACTATCAGACCTGAGAGTAGACCTAGACCTAGTTGGTCAATACCTAGCACGCACTTGTCCCACGGTAGTGTATAATCGTTTACTAACAGTAACAGAATCAGCAACCTATGAGAAAGAAGAAAAACGCTATGAGTACAAATACTAAGTTTGAAACAAGATGTCAAATCCTATCAGACCTATGGATTCAATACGGAGATGAACCAGAACTATCTGACTTCGTATCATACAATGACTTGGGATTAGCCCTAGCATTTGCTATCAGTGAAGACATCGTAAAGACTACAACAGTAGCAGAGTCATACATCAATGAGAGTTTTGATCTACTCCTAGAGTCCATGAAGTTAGAAGATACTGGATTTGAAGGTTTGGATGAAGTCTTCTCTAAGGGTTGAGAGTTGGGGCGAAAGCCCCTTCTTTTAATTCGGCTCGGCGATTTCAAAAAATAAGATTACGAACCGACCAAAATTTTTCCTGGATTACGATCCAAGGTATTACGATCCCAAACATTATATCCCCAAACCTCATATTTGTCAAATCCTCATAGCGTGGTATAATAAATACATGAGCCCAAGACATTTTGCAGACTATCAGAAGAGAGATCCTAAAGGATATCAAGCATTCTCCGATTCAATGTGGAATGGTTTTGTATCTATCACTAAGCATGTTCCTATCATGGGTAAGTTCTTCTCCTTTACCCCCGATTTTATTTACGAGGTCATAGAAACACCAGAGCAGGCCGAAGCGCTAGGCGTGGGCCTTGGCGAGGTATACAATTTTTCCCAGGGGATAGACAATAACCCTGATATTGATACCAAATAACCCCTATATAAACACCTATAAAACAATAGAAAACATTTAATTTCTATTTGATTTTATTTAAAAAGATTACGAAACATCTAAAAAATCTCCCAAAATTGTCGATAATTATGCGTAGCATAAAAACTTGACAAATTGGGACAAACAATGTATACTTCGCTATCCAAATATGGCAGATATGTGGGATATAAAGGTTTGACAAAGGTTTGGATATGTGGTATAAGATGTTTGGATAGGGAGGTTTGGCAAAAAGGATTACGAAGCCCCTCTATAAAAGGGCTCTATGCTCCACTATCCTCCACTTCACTCCACTTCTAGACTATCTAATAATATAATCAGTAAGATCTATCTGTGGATAACTATGTGGATAACTAACATTTTTATGGGTAATTGCCTGTGGATAACTATACTGCTATACTGTTTATATGAAATATATAATTCAGACTTTTCCAAGATCAGGTGCTAACTTCTTTGCCAATAACCTAAGCCTATCCTGTGATAGATATGTAGGGGTAAGTCATCAGACTTTAGAACGTAATGAGAAAACCACAGTAATCCATATAGTTAGAAACCCTATAGACTCTATAGCATCTATTATCTGGGTCAATGAACAATTAATGGGTGGAACTGATATGGGTATTCCTAGCCAGATTGAAAATTACATTAAAATGTATGAGTTCATCCTATCTCATGACAACTACATCATATGCTTTGATAAACTAATTGCAGATCCAGATAAGACCATCTCAGACTTTCTAGCACATAGAGGTGTAGAATATACCAAAAAGACTATAGAAAATACTGTCGATGTACCAAGCATAGGCTTTCATTCATCATCAAGAGATAACCCTAGGTATCAAGAAATCTATGAGGCTGTGTCCAAACATGAGTCAAGAGAATTTGATCAATGTCATGAACTCTATACTAAAGCATTAGCCTTGTGTCATTAAAAATCGGGGGACATAACAACCTTGATAGCCTTATTGACCATACGGATCAAGCCTTTCTTTGATATCGCTGATGCATCAAATGTCTCCGTATAGCCTCCTTGTGGCATATCTTCCTTATGTAGGAATGGCTTATGCTTCTTCTTAAGTGTTTGTATTACTAGGGATTCTACTGCTCTTGCCTTATCCCGTTCGAAAAAGTGCCAATAGGATACTAGGATCCATCCTTTGGTCCTATGACTGGCAAACCTCTTACCTGTGATATCTGATATACCTACCTTAATAGCCTTGTGTATAGGGCTGTAGAGTATGTATAGGATGGCTTCGTTCATTCATCTATTATACTTGACATACCCTGCAATTTTTGATATGATTATCCTATGACAGGTGAATATATGATCCCCTCTGAAATAGAACTAACAGATGCCGAAAAAGCCATGTTGAGAAGTCATGGCATTACTGTATGGGAGCCTCACAAGATGTCTAAACAGGAACTACAAGAGGCATATGATTGGTTGATAGAGAATGGACTTTAGTAAGTGACATTAGACAACGAATCAGCATATCCCAACTGTGGAACTTCGACTGGGTATGTTAGACACATTAGGGAAAAAACTCCTCCATGTAGACCATGTAAAGATGCTAGAAATAAATACTCTGTAGATCGTTATAAAAAAATACATGGGTCAAAAATTTTAAAACCTTGTGGAACATATGCTGCATATAGAAGACATCAAAGAAATAATGAAACTCCATGTGAAGAGTGCATAAAAGCAAATAGACAAAGATCTGCAAAAAGAAATTTTATTCTATTAGGAAAAGATTATAATGAATTACAGGTTATAGGTGAATATGGGGCTAATTGTTATTTATGTGGCATAGTTATTGATTTTATGGCTCCTCGAAAAGTAGGGGTTCCAGGTTGGGAAAATGGTTTGCATATTGATCATTTAACACCAATATCTAAGAATGGCTTAGATAGCCTTGAAAATGTAAGACCTACTCATGCATTATGTAATTTGAAAAAATGGGCTAATGTTTGACATACCCTGCCAAAATCGCTATACTTGTGTTATGATCAATCTAGAAATACCAGACCCATTCACGCAGTTCAGGATAGATAAATACAACCGTACAAAAGGATTACGATATGACTTCTTTTCAGGCGAATGGGATATGGAGTGTGCTGCATGTGGAGAACCACTTAATGCACCAAACCGAAAGACTATGATTAAGATCAGGCTATACCATACAAGAAATGAGTGCTTAGGTGGATACTAATTGCTGTACTATATCTAAGGATGATGATGCTTTCTGGGATACCCACCAAACCATGTCAGATGGTCATATCTGGTGTGTTACCAAGTCTATTGTTGATAAGGCTAAGGCTCAAGTTAAGGCTAAGTATGGCAATAAGAAAAGACATCGCCAATGAGGTCTTGCACTGCCATTACAAAGAAGAAAAAACCATGCCCAATTTATGTTGATGATTGGCGAACTGTTGACCTATGCCATGTCCATGATCCAAATGGAAAGTTTAGAACACAGGTAAGAAATGGCACGACTAGAAGACTTAGAAAAGAAAATTCACCTAAAGTAAAAAAAGAATGTCAGCATACTTGGTATATGCGTGAAGATGGTATACAATGTACTAAGTGTTTAGTTATATGGGAGAGCGATGAAAGAGCCTAAGATTATGTCTATGGACTGGCGTAGCCTAGGCTATTGGCCTGTGTGGAAAGATGGAAAGAAAGTGTGGGTTCCTAAGGATAAGTTAACAGATAGCGAGTCGCAAGACTCGTAGGGTTGTTTAAGCATCTCTATTTTGCGCCGAACTTTAAACACTTGACATACTTATCGCCGAACTGTATAATGGGTATATGAGTATAGATGAAATGATGTTGCGAGAAGAGATTGCAAGGGCTATTGAGGCCATCCCTCTTGGAGAAGAAAATGCACAACTTAATGCATTAGGAATGCGTATGCTTGCTGCCAGATTAGCAAGAGGTGATGATAATTATATGACAAAACACTTTGAAACTCAGGTTGATTTCGAATAGTTTTTGCGTATGATATAATAATATAATGATTGAAACAAGATATCAAGAAAAATGTTACTATTGCGATCAAGTTGGAGAATATACACAACTTGTTGGAGAAGATCCAAACTTCTCGATGTCTTTGGTATGTAAAAAACACCTTATCTTTGACATGACATCTTAAATATGGTATGATTGTTATATGAAAAATACTTATAAGTGTCCAGAGTGCAAGACCTCTATTGTAATTACTACTAAGGTTCATGCTCTTCCTGAATCCATCATGTGTCCCTGCGACATTGTGATGCCATTAGAATCATCTAAATAAAATGTGGTCATGGATATTAGCCTTTATTGGCGTGTCTGGAATATTTCTTGTTGGTCGTAAGACTATCTGGGGATGGCTAGTCTTGTGTGTTAATGAGTGTCTATGGATCGTATATGCTTTAACAACAAAACAATATGGCTTTATCTTTGCAGCAGTTGCTTATGGAATAGTATACGTTAAGTCATTTATGCATTGGAGAAAAGATGAACTTTCAGTCTGAGTCAAAAAGATCTGGGGATAAGTTCGAGGACTTAGTTCTTTTGGACTTAGGGGCTAGAGGATTTAGTAAGATAGACAAGAATGTCTACATGCCTGCTACTGGCTGTGAAGTAGACTTTGTTGCACATGGAGATAGATTTGAGTATGTAGAGTGAAAGGGTGGCCTTGAAGGTGAAAAGAAACGCCCAGGAGCAAAGAGAACAGACAATGTAAAGAAGGCTGTTGCTAATGGCTCTATCATGAAGAAGGTCTATGAAGAGATGTATTATGTTGTGTATTTTTCTGACACCCCTGAACCAGGATCTTATTCTGATGAGATGCTTAAGATAGCACTGAAGTATGGTATTATTGATGAGGTAAGATACCTTTTACCCGTTAGGAATCAACTAATTGAACTACAATAATTATATAGAACAGTATGATAAGATTGGATATTCTGCTGACAATATTATAACTATTAACAACTTCCTAACCCCTGAAGAATTAGATACTTGTACTTCTTATCTAGACTCTATTACAACTCAGGGTATTGTTGGCAAAAAGTCTATTAAAAATAAAGAAGTTGTTAGAATTTTAGACTCTGTATCAGAAAGATTTTACTTACAACTAAAAGAGCACTTCGGGGATAAGTACTCTGTTCCCATAAAAAAGAAGCCTTTGGTTGCTCCACATTTTCACAAATGGGATATGCTTTTAACTGATGCATTACCCGAACATTCAGATTGTGAGACAAAAGATGGAACCCCAGTGATGACTAACGCCTACTTTATGTATAATCTTACAGCAATCTGCTATTTAAATGACGACTTTACTGGTGGACAAACATATTTTTCTAAATATGGGGTAAATATAGTTCCAAAGGCTGGAGATTTACTTATTTTTCCAAGTAGATATAGACACGGAGTAACGGAAATGTCTGGTGGGATAAGATACACCTTGCCAACATGGTTTACATTTGATATTGATGCAGAATTAGAAGAAGAAGAGATCATTGTTGAGGGTAACGGTAAAGAACTTTTTTGAATTATGCTATAATAAGTATTGAGTAGATTGGGAGATCTAAATGAAACTAGAAGCAGGAGTTGGGTACCTAACAGAATGGTACAAGAATAACGATGGATCAATGGTTAGAGACTTTACACTTAGAGATTTTGGAAATTGGATCTGGGTTGTTAAGCAGTTTGCAAAGCATGAAGATGCAACACAGGTTGGTATGAATATGGCTTTTCAACTAAACCCAAACAGTGGTGAACTTGTACTAAGAGAAGTAGATGGAATCTGCAACAAGGCACTTCGCAAAGATGATCCTCTATACGCTGAGTTACAGTTCTCTCACGACTGCAACTGCTGCAACTAACTATAAAGATGACTGGTAAGTTAATCGTAGGCTCAATGCCTATAGGAAACATTGATGACATCACCATCAGAATGCTTAATGCTATCCATGATTGTGACATTATTTATTCTGACTACCTACCAGATAACATACACAAACTATTAGATGCTTACGATGTAACAAAAGAAGTTGTTGTCCTTAATAGTACTAACACTATGTATGCTGATGTATCTCAGGTTCAAGATGTTGTATCTCTTGTATCCCGTGGGAAAAAGGTTCTTTTGGTTGCTGGTGAAGGACAGATTGGTGTAGCAGATCCAGGAACACAATTTATACAGGCATGTATTGAAAAGTCTTTGCCATATACTGTGCTTCCTGGACCAAGTGCTTTTATTACTGCATTTGTGGCTAGCGGTATAGTTAATGGAGACTTTTTTATATCATGTAACATGTCAAACCCAGAACAAGTATTGGAAAAGTTTAGAATGTCAGGTACGCCAGTTGTTGTTTTGGTTTGGCAAGATAAATTAACATCTATATTAGAATATGTTAAAGATTGCTTCTCAATAAATAAAAGGATAACCCTTGCATGTGACATGACTATGGAGTCGGAAATGTTTTTAACTGGAACTGCAAAAGAACTTTTGGCCAATCCAAAGTTTAAACTAATTAATCAATCAACTAAGATTGCTTTAGTTATGCACGACAATTAAGATAAGAACCTAGTAATAGAATATTTTGTTCCAGAAATAATTGTCTGTGCTGTGTGAGCAAACAAATATGAAGATGGAAAGACAAGCAATGAATCTGATATTGGTTCAACCACTTTTCCAAAGTTATGAAACTCAAGTCCGCCACCTTCATAATCATCATTTACATAGTAAACAAGAGATATTCTTGACTTAAAAGAGCCATGATCATCGTGATGTCGATTAAAGGTGTTCCCAGAATCATACTTCAAACACTGCCAGTGAGAAGATTCATCAGGAGAAAAAGAAGTTTTGTATAAGTTTGAGTATTCGTGCAGTCTTTCAGTAATTGGAACAAGCAATTCATTTATAGGTAAAGCATCTTTATCAACTACCTTATCTGTTGCTGCAAAAGATATTTGCCAGGGACCATCAACAAGTTTGTTATTAGTTTTTTCCCATGTAGTTTTAACAGATGATGCATAATCTTCTATATGAGAGACTATATCGAGACCTTGAAGAACATTATGATATCTGTGAACTCCAGGCACTAATATTTCTTGATCAAACATTTTTAAATATACTCACTGTGCAAAACCAACAACTGCAAACCTTGTGTCATCACTTACTTCTGACACCTGATGTACAAATAGGTAGGCTGATGGAAAAATTAAAAATTGATTCTTTTCTGGTTTTACTGTTAAGTTAATTAGTGGGAAGTATATCTCTCCACCAGAATATTCATCGTTTACATAGTAGACTGTTGAAACTCTTCTGTATAGAGTAAGCATATCATCCTTGTGTGCACCAAAAAAGCATCCAGGCTCATATGCCATTACACGAGATGCTTCGTATTTAAATAGTTCAACATCATAGTCTTTGCAGTATTCCTCAAGAGCAAGTTCTAATGGTTTTATCTTTTCCATAATACTAATGGCTTCAGAGTCATTTTTGTTTAGGACATACTCATAGTAAGATCTTACCAAAGTTCCTGGATTTCTATGATCTGGATGAGTGTCATGCCTCCAGTTTCCAGATAAAAAGTTTTCTTTTATTTCTAGGTGCAGCGCATCTGGATCTTCTAAAATATTTTTATATAAAACTACTCCTGGAAAAAGTTCTACCTTCTTCATTGAATTATTCTACATCTTTTAGTGAAAACTGTTTTTTATTTAGTTCGGATATATAACTAAGTTTTGCCTTGTACGGATTTGGAAGTTTGTTTAATCTTTTTTGCTTTTCTTGTTCATCAATATTGCAGAAAAAAGCAACGATTGTGTATCTTGGCTCTCCTTCACCAATGTCAGTGATTCTGTGCTCATAAATATACGATGATGGGAATAGAAACAACTGACCAGCCTTTGGTTTAATTTTTACACCAAAGTGAATAAATTCTAACTCTCCACCTTCATATCCATCATTAGGATAGTAAACCATAGAAACTGTTCTTGGTGTGCCATATGAGTCATCTGGATGCATTCCAAAGTAATCCCCAACCCTAAACTTGCTAATTCTCCACCACTCACGACTCTGAGTATCTAAATCATAGTGCCACTGATAGGAGTCAATTACTTCTTCAAATTCATTACAAAGCATCTCATCTCTACCATCACGATCTGCCCCCTTAACCCATGTGCTGACCCCCTGCTTTCCAACCTCTTTTGGAATTGGATTTCCGTCAGCATCTATAATGTAGTCTTCTCTTTCAAACTTGCCTTCTTCATCTAAGAGTCTCATAAAGTCCATTCCGCCATCCCATACGTTATCGTATACATGCACTCCAGGTGCTGGTGACGTGTACTCAAATGAATTACCTTTTCTGCTTACGGTAATCATCTTTTCCTTATTTGCTAACTTATCTTTGTCCATGTGGAGTTCCTCTTTCTTGTAGACTATACAATTATAGCACATTGTGATATAATAAATATACCTGCCCAAACGGGGGGTAAATTAACTTATTCGCTTGAAAGGGGAATAAAATGGTAGTAGAAACAATGCTGGGTCTTTTAGATGACCCATTCTTTAATCGATTCAATCAGACAATCAGAACAACACAAAATAACTATCCGCCTTATAATGTAATTAAGGTAGGAGAAGATTTGTTTATTTTGGAATTTGCACTAGCAGGTTTTGATAAAGAGGAGGTATCGATTACAGTAGAAAATAATCAACTAAAGGTTAGCGGACAGCGATCTGAGATTAATGATGATGAGTCTGTAGTCTTCTTACATAAGGGGATTGCAGCAAGAAAGTTCTCAACAGTATTCAACTTGCCAGACTATATGGAAGTTGAATCAGCACTATTCTCAAACGGTATCCTAGAGTTAACACTCGAAAAACATGTACCTGAAGAGAAGAAGCCAAAGACTATTGAAATTCAGTAGTATAATTGGATAACATTCCGAAACCAAGACTTTAAAAGGTTTTTGTAACGGATGCTCCATCGATTGGAGAGTTGGCAGGAGTCGAATCTTCGTGGTCAATAGACCTGAGCAGTAGTCTATAAACTGCTCACCTTGACTTTCTGTCCACCATGGGGTATACTTATAAGATAACCGATTGGAGTAAACATGATTCACTCTTTATTTTTGATCCCTGCATTTTTTGCTGGATACGTTGCATGCTATATTGCAATGACATATAAGGTTAACCAAGATGGCGAGTAATAGAACTGTTACATGTGATCAATGTAAAAAAGAAATAGAAGTTAGATCAGACTTTGCCCATCACACACTAAACAATCATATCTCAAAGGAGCACAAGTAATGTCATGTTCATGCGGATTTTCAACAGACTACCCAAATTGCAATGGTACACACAAGGTAGTAAAGACATTAAAGACAAAGTTGTTGCAAAAAATTAATGAAATTGAGTTAGATCCAGAAGCCAAGGCAACTGTATTAAAAGCAATTACTGAACTTTAGGACCTTTAAACCCTATACCAATATTGTATCTTGGACTACCAGTCATTGGCTTTACCTCATGAAGGAACTTGGACTGATATATAAGTATGTCTCCAGGCTTTGGCTTATACTCTACGCCATGATCTGGAAAGTTCATTTCTCCCCCAGAAAAGTTGTCATTGATATAAAACATACATATAAAGTTATCTGAATTATACAACTTATCATCTCTATGAACACCCATGCCACCATCTAATAGTTTAGATACTGTTATAAACTTTTTCTTTAATTCCATATTATCAATATTGTATTTTGTCATATATGCGTATATTGGATCAACAACACACTTTAAAAACTCTGATCTAAGCAGTGTAGCGCTGTCTGAGTCTGTCTCGCATATGAAGTTTGGTAACTCCATTGTTAGGTGAGGTCTTCTAGCAACATCAGTTAGTGGGTATGTCTTAGAAGCATCTTCTATCAATTCAATCCAAGCATCTGGATTGATTTTAACATTGAATAGTTCTATCTTATCTGCTAATGTAATCATGTTTCTCCAAACAATTTTTTGTGATTGATATTTTTAGATATAAAATCTTTATAGTATTTATATTCTACCACCTTGGGATCTACCCACCAGTCTTCAAAAGCCATTGAAAAATATTTTAAATCTTCAACCACTAAAACATATCCAAGATCTAAAAGGATTTCCTGAGACTCTATCTTATTAGATAGATTATCGTATCCATTATGCTCATACGTGATTACAGAGAACCTATACTTGTCCATAGGAAGTGCCTTTAAAGCCTCTAGCGTGGCTTCTGCGGGGTGTATATCCATTTGTAGATAGTCTACTTGGGTTGGCACGTTATTTGATAAGAAATAGTTTAGATAGTCAAAAGATATTGCATCTTCGCAAAGTGTTTTATTTTTTCTAATTGAGTTATAGTTTTCTGCACGTACTGGATCATTCTCAAAAGATATGCCACTCCAGTTATACTCTGACTCAAGTAGATATGTGTTGCTATTTTTTGTTGGCCATCCAGCACCTAACTCAAGATAGAATCCATTAGTCTTTTCATTAAGGACATTAAGAACAAAGGATTCTTGATGAGCCTGACTACGGCTTTTTGGAAATGTTTTTATCATTGTTATGCTTAACTAGATATGGCTCTATCTTAGATTTAATTCTTCCATCTTTATAAAGTCTAACAATCCAGCCATCTTTAATCTGCATTGAATTAAACGCATGTGCTTTTTTCTTTGGCATTATATCTCCGTCCAAAATAGTGATAGGGTGTGTCTTATACCGCTTGTTACTTTTTCTACACCATGCATATGATTGCTGTCACCCTTAAAACAGATCATCATGTTTTCTTCTGGCTTAATGTGAAGATTATCGTAATGAGGGAAGTATAACTCTCCCCCTTCAAAATCACTATTAAGATATATCATAGTAGAAAAATGCTTTGTCTTGTAATTCTTTTTAAATAGATCTATGTATTCATCAGTCATTCCAAACTGATGCATGTTGTCATAATTGTTTTCTTCTTCATCAAGAACATAGTCTACATGTGGTCTTTGCTCTCTGCCAACTCTCCACCTGTTCAAAAGGTATTGTTCATTTACTACCTTTACCTCAAACCTAGCCTCTACCTGCTTTTGTGCAAGATAAAGTATGTTTTGATACAGTTCTACGTTGATGTTATTTTTTTCTAATAGTTCTTTTCTATCTTTGGATAGATTAATAGACATTCCACGCCAGTCCTTTATACCAGTCCAGTAGTCTTCTGTAACATCTTCTTGCTTTGGATAGTATGTGTCAAACTCGTAGTTCCAGTGTTCATCTGATTGCGTTTCTAGATCTTTTTTTATTTGAGTAAACTCTTGATCATTTAAAAAATTCTTAATGATTCTATAATTTGGATTTGTATTGTCAATGATCATACTGTGTGAGTTTCGCTCTGCACTCTTGTGTAATCTTTTCCAAAGTCAGCAAACAATGCTTTATCTTTTTCACGATTAACAATTCCTCGTGACCAAGAGAACCCAGCGTCTCCGCCCCACGCTAACCACATGATGTATCCGTTAGAAGGATTTGCTGAGTTGCCCCAGTCCTTGCCTTTCTTGTCTACCTCATGGCGTGAGAAGTATGAGTACATTCTTTTGATAGTACTAAGAGAAATAGTTTCTCCTCTTGCTAACTGCCCTGCACGAGTCCAACCAACTGCAGTTCCTGCACCAGTTGCTTTACCATCTTCCTTAAACTTAATTGCTCTACGAGCAGCAGATCTTGCTCCTGCTGGTGGAGAGTATCCTTCAGACTTTGATACAGAATCTGTCTCATATTCAACCGTGTCATCATCTTCAAATAGATCATCTGCTTTTGCAGCAGGCACGCAATTAGGAACTGGTTTGCCATTTGCTCCTGGCTTCATTCCACGTTGCACATAACCATCCCAACAAGGTGCTTGCTTATTTAAATCAGGACAGCAGTCACCCTTCATTGATTCTGATTGACAAACAGGACAATTCTCGCAGTTTACATTAAGTTCTTTACATGTTGGGCATCCACAACCATCATATTCTTTTCCTTGGTATGTGTTTGTTGGCATCATTGAGTCATCTGCTTTGCCAACTTGAGCATCAAACATTGCCATTGCTACTTCTGAATCCATATTTTCTTCCCCCATGCTATGGTTATTTATATCAATAACTTCTGCATCCTTATACATCATTCCAATACTGTATGCTGTTGGCTCCCATGTACCGTCTTCTTCTTCGTAAATTCTAACAGCCATTGCTGGGTTTTCTGGTGGCATTGATTCTATTGCATACTCTGTTCCAGGCACACCATAGGTACCGCCTTCAATCATAATATGCTCCACCATGCCATGAATCATGCCTTCTGATGTCATGCCCATAACAAAGTCGCCTTCTTTTATCATATAATCATTATATCATGTGAGTTTGACTTTGGCTGACTTGGTTGCTATACTTATAACATGCACCAGTAGCCAAGTTGGTTAAGGCACCGAACTCATAATTCGGCTATTCGTAGGTTCAAGTCCTACCTGGTGTACGATGCGGATGTTGCATATTGGTAGTGCCTCTGCCTTCCAAGCAGAAGGGGTGAGTTCGATTCTCATCATCCGCTCCACACCTCTGTAGTTCAGTGGACAGAACGATGGACTTCTAAGCCATGCGTCGCAAGTTCGATTCTTGCCAGGGGTACGTTATTTTGGGTTGTTAAATCCTAAAGAGATACCTGCACGTGGTGACAATGTAGTTACTGTATGCTTTCTGTACTTAGGACAATATATCATGTCTCCAGGATTTAACTCAAAGGTGTGAGATATGTCGTCTTCTGTAAGTTCTTCTGCTGTTTTAAAAGATTCGGCATATATAGTCCACAAGGATCTACCTTGAACTTGCCAAAAAAATACATTGTCATTATCGGAATGCGGTGGAACAGAATTTAAGTTTGTATGAGTTGTGTAATTAACATAAATCTGATGAGTTCTGCTTGGTCTTTCCTTAGGGGCATTTTTTGATTTTTGAAACAAGTCTTCTATTTGATCTACCACAAGAGATACTTTTTTGATTCTATCTGCTCTTGTTATTCTAAATCCAGCACCATTGTAATAGTCTTGGTTTGTTGATATTTCATCATTAATATCTTCATTTACTAGCGACAATATTTCATCCCATGTAATATCAAATGAAACCTTTTTACTAAACATAAACGGGGTGTTAGATTTATAATTTTCCATTGCAAGGTCACTCGATAACAACTCGTTTAAATAAAAAAGCCTTTGTTCTATTGTGTAGTCTCCCATAGTGAATGTGGGGGGGCCGAAGCCCCCCAACACCTTAGCCCTTCTTGGCCTTCACTGCTGTCTTCTTAACTGGTGCCTTCTTCTTTGGCGCAGTCTTGACAACACGATCTACCTCTTCAACAGTTGGCAACTTGCCAAATGCTGGATCGTTTGGGTTTGCTGCTCTGAGTGCAACTGGGATTAATGCTGATAGCAGCGAGTATGCAAGATCCTTTGGATCCGTAACTCCTGCCATGTATAGCGCTGCAGCACCTGCGAGTACTGATCTTCCGTAAGATGCTAGAGCATTCTTAATTTGTGTATTCATTTTATTCCTCCTAGGATATAACTCGTGTTAGTATTGTAAAACCAATCCATAGCCCAATAATTCCTGCGACTCCCGCAAAAACTGGTGGTGCTGGTACTGGCAATTTGAATGCTGCGAACACGACACCGCATCCAAAACCTGTTAGTGTTGACAAGATAATATCTTTCATTTTACATCCCCTGTTCATATATTGCTTGATTGTAGTGAAAGTCACACAAGTCTATTACTGGGCCCTGACTATTTGCCCATATCTTTGTGCTTTCTTCTTTGCAGTCAATTTCCCAACAAACAAAAAAAGCAGAGTTATCGATGTATCCCTTACCTTTAAATCTCATTCTCTTCATTATCCTTTGGTAGCATATCTATAAGTTTATCATACGCTGGCATTATTTGACTAAATAATTGATCTGTTGGCAGATTCATTACTGCCCCATACTCCTTGAAGTAGTCAAGCGATGGACCAGCAGAGTCTTTAAACTCTTGTATAGCAGCCTGAGTTTGCTCAATATAATCAAAAGCCCACTGCCTAGACTGAGTTAAGAACACAATGAAGTCATCCTGGCTTATCTTGTTATTTTGATCTTCTACAGACAACTCCTCTAATTTTTCTTTAGCAAGATTATCAGAGATATTTTTATCTATGTACAATTGAAACAAGGTCTCAACTGCTTTAGAGAATTTTCTTTTAGTCTTTATATTTTGCAAAACCATATAAAAAATAATTAAAATTAAAAATAGATATACTAATAGATCCATCATTTTGCGTCATCTCCTAATTCACTGCGTACCAAAAGAACCATTGCTCC